TTTTATCGGAAAGATGAAGCAACCGAGGAAGAAAGGTCTATTTTCGACATCGAGTCATGGGCTAAACTCGCTGAATTGTGCGCCGAGCATTGCACAGAGGGTCGCGGTGTCCGTGTTGTCGGAAGGCTCAAGCAGTGCAAAGACGGCAGTATAAAAGTAGTCGCCGAACACGTTGAGTTTAAGCCTCAAATAGCGAAGAGTTCCTAACAACTGCTTCAACCTGACACTTCGTGCAGGTTAAGCAAATGTTCGCCAGATCGGCGCACCGCATAAGCCTACGGCTTACACGGATGACCGACTAAACCAAAATTGGAGGATTACATGGAAGAACAGGAACCAGCAACGATTGATAAAAAACATTTTAAGCCTTGCCCTTTTTGTGGGAGCACCAAGCTATCAATAGAGTTGCGTGGAGTATGGAAGGATAATGATTGCTATTGCGACAAATGCGGCGCAAGTATCCGGTGTTGTGATACGCCGAAAGAACTTATTGACAGGTGGAATCTACGCACCAATTTTGGTGGCTAACAACTGCTTCAACCTGACAAGGAGGGACTATGACAAACGAAGAGCGGGCAGAGGAACTGTTTAATAACATACTATCATTTTACTGGCATGATACGCCAAACGAGGAAGGAATTAAAATAATCCTCGCCTACGCCGACGAGATCAGGCGGGAGTGCGCGGATAACTGGGAACGCGAGTGGTGGGGTTTCCCGGCTATGTCGCTGGAAAAACTGAACGAACGTGCTAGCGATGAACAACGAGATGATATACGGGCATATCGCTCCGCCATCATGGGCAAGGAGGCAGGGGAATGAATTGCTATAGATGCGGAGGGGAATTGTCCACCGGGGACAACGATGGAGTTTGTTCTAGATGTCGTAACCTCGCTTCTATTCACATTACAGAACACTCGAACGGATGGATATGTCCTAAGTGCGGATCGGTCTACAGCCCGTGGACTCCGGTGTGCTATGCTTGTAACGGTTCCAAACGCGGCAAGGATTAGAACTTGAGCAAGAGCCGCAAGAAAACTGCCGCGATTCTGTACCCGCCTGACGCTGCCGAACGCGAGCAGGAATACTGCCATGGCAAGCTCTGCCTGTCGGAACGTGACGCCCACGCGAGGATCAACGGGACGAAAAGGCGGCAGCATTCCAACTCGTCCAAGATGATACCGAAGCGTGTCTATTTGTGCCCTGATTGCGGATGCTACCACCTGACGCACCTGGCCAAATATGACGAGCCGTATGATATTGATTGATAGGGGGATTTTGTGAATCGTATTGAATTATTCCATGACCATTTTCAAAATTATAAAGTATATGGAATTCCGAAAGCGCAACTGATTATTGCTGATATACCGTACAACGTAGGCAACAACGCCTATGGCTCAAGCCCCCAGTGGTACGTTGACGGCGACAATAAAAACGGCGAATCGGAGCTTGCGAATTCCTGTTTCTTTGATACTGACAAGGATTTTCGCGTACCTGAGTTTATGGCGTTCTGTAGCCGTATGCTTGTCAACGAACCAAAGGAGCGCGGCAGGGCTCCGTGTATGATCGTGTTCTGTTCGTTTGAACAACAATTCATGCTGATCGAAGAAGCCAAGAAGCACGGACTAAACAACTATATCAATCTGGTATTCCGCAAGAACTTTTCTTCTCAGGTACTCAAGGCAAATATGCGCGTTGTCGGCAATGCTGAATACGGCTTGATTCTGTACCGCGACAAACTCCCGAAGTTCAATAACAACGGGAATATGGTTTTCAACGTATTCGACTGGCCGCGCGATTTAGGCATGGAACGTGTCCATAGTACGCAAAAACCAATCCAACTTTTGGAGCGCCTGATTGAGATTTTCACCGATGAAAATGAGGTTGTAATAGATCCATGCGCTGGGTCTGGTTCGTCATTGGTGGCCGCGCGTAACATGAACCGGCGGGCGTATGGCTTCGAGATCAAGAAGGATTTTTTCGATTCAGCGTCAAGAATGATTCAGACTTCGCAGGGGAATTTATTCAACGAGTACAAGGTCAAGGATTATTCGATGTATAAACAGGCGGAATTATGATAACGATGCTCAATATGGACTGCATGGAATTCATGGCGGGGTTGCCAGACAAAGCCTTCGAGCTGGCGATTGTTGACAAAACATAAAAACATATGTACAATGTAAGTATGAATATAGACGACTTGCAGTGTGGAAAGGCCGGGGAATATTTAGTGTGCGCAGACTTAATCATAAAAGGTTATGTTGCGTATTTATCAGAGCAAGGGTTACCTTATGACGTAGTAATGGACTATGGCGGAAAGTTATTAAAGGTACAGGTTAAAACAACTAGAGGAACAAGAGATGTACCACAAAGAAAAAATCCTGTCCGCGCATATATATTCAATATAAAAAGATGTGGTAAAAGAAATACAAAGATTGCAGATGATAGCACTTGCGATTATTATGCGCTTGTTGCGCTCGATACAATGCAGATCGGCTATATGCTTAATAAAGATGTAAAAAAAACAATGTTTTTTAGAGCAGACAATTTTCGTGGAACTTATCGTGATGAAAATATAAACATAGAAACAACTGGAAAATATTTATCTGATATGAAATTGGAGGATTGTTTATGCCAGATATCAAAATGATTCATGGGGATTGCATGGAAATTATGAAGCAATACCCAGATAAGTATTTTCAACTCGCCTGCGTTGACCCTCCGTATGGGATTGATGTGGGAAGCATGGCCCCAACTAAAAATGATCGAAAAAATGGGAGAAATCAGTTTAATAAATCAGAAAATACTTCTAAAGAATGGGATTCTATATTGCCCGATAGTTTGTATTTTTCAGAGCTTTTCAGGGTGTCAAACAACCAAATTATATGGGGTGGAAATTATTTTAATTTGCCTCCGTCAAGGGGCATTATCTGCTGGGATAAACAACAGTATATGCCTTCTTTTTCTCAATGGGAAATGGCGTGGACTTCTTTTGACTATCCGGCGTCTTTGTTTAAATACAACAATGGCACTGGAGACAAGATCCACCCCACCCAGAAACCCGTCGCCCTCTACAAGTGGCTCCTCTCCCGCTACGCCAAGCCCGGCGACCGCATCCTAGACACACACGGCGGCTCCGGCTCCATCTGCATCGCCTGCCACGATCTAGGCTATGACCTGACATGGATGGAACTAGATAAAGACTACTACGATGCGGCGTGCGAACGGTACAAGATGCACGCAAGCCAGGCGCAATTGTTCGAGCCGGAGCCGGTCAAGAAAATAATAGAGCATGACCTTGATTTTTAGCCCTTGCAATATGTCGGGCATTGCATTACAATAGAAGCATGGAGGATACTATGGGAAACGAGAACGGTCTAATCGCCATCGTCAATAGCGATTACGTCAAGCAGCGGTTCACGGAGGTCATGGGCGAGCGGTCGGCGGCGTTCCTTGCGTCGATCCTGAACGCCACCCGGACTAACCCGGCGCTCAAGGACTGCACCCCGCAGTCAGTCATCGCCTCGGCCATGGTGGCGGCTACGCTTGACCTGCCTATTGACGGGAGCCTCGGCTTTTCGGCGCTGGTGCCTTACCGCAACAAGGGCACGATGGAAGCGCAGTTCCAGATAATGACGAAGGGCTTCGTCCAGCTCGCGCTTCGCACCGGCCAGTACAAGGCTATCAATGTCGGGCCGGTATTCGCTGACGAGTACCACGGGGAGAATCCCATCACGGGCGAGGTTGACATCCGGCCTGTCGTCGGCGGCATTCGCGAGCAGCGCGACGAGTCCAAGGCCGTCGGATACGTCTGCTATTTCAAGTTGGTCAACGGCTACGAGTGCACGCGGTATTGGTCCATGGACATGATTCTCGCGCACGGCAAACGGTACTCAAAAAGTTTCGGGAACGAATACGGCATGTGGAAGCTGAACCTTCCCGCGATGGCCGCGAAGACGGTGCTCAAGAATACCCTGTCGCGGTGGGGCATCCTGTCCACGACGATGCAGATGGCCGTCAAGTTCGATCAGGCCGTCGCACGCGACTATTCCAAGGGTCCGGCAGAGATAGAAGCCTCCTACGTGGACAGCATCGAAGGGGAAGAGATCCCGCCGGATACCCGTGATCCTGAGGACATCCTGGCCCCCGGCGCTGAGACTGGTCCCGAACCTGCTACAAAGCCCGTTGGCAAGAAAGCCGGGAAGCTCGCCGACATCAAGCTGGCGCTAATCGACTATAGCGAATTTGACGAGACGCCGGATGCCATCAGGACCGAGATTGACCGGGCTCTCAAGAGCCACCCTGAAGATGCCGTCATCCTCGGGGCGCTGCTGGCCAAGGTCCAGTCGGCTGTCGACCGCAAGTAATATTCAGGCCCGGAGCGATTCGGGCTTGACTTATTGCTGTATTGCATTACAATAGAGAAACAAGGAGACAATATGGACAATTTCGACAAGGAAGCGGAAGTAGTGGCGCTGTCGCTGCGGAGCAAAGTGGACGCGCTGGAAGTCATCGACCAGGGAAGCTACGACCTGGCCAACGCGATCAACAAACAGGCGTATGAAGGCCGCAAAGCCTTCCATGCGTGGTTCGATCCCATCGACGAGGCGAGCAAGCGCCAGCGTCAGGCTACCATCGCGCAGGGCAAGAAGATCGACGATCCCTTTGACTACGTGATAAAGGTCACGGGATCGAAGGCCGCGACGTGGATGCGGGCCGAGCAAGCCAAAGCCGCCGAAGAGAAGCGCAAGGCCGAGGAAGCCGCGCGCAAGGAAGCCGAAGAAGCGCAGATACGCGCCGCCGAAGCTCTCCAGAAGGAAGGCTTGACCGCCGCCGCCGAGATGGTGCTGGACGCGCCCGTCGTCGCCGCCAAGGTTGAAGTCGCCATTCCAGAGAAGTCCGACGGCGTGTCATACCGTGACGTATGGAGCGCGGAAGTCGTCTGTCTGTCCGAGCTCGTCAAGGCCGTCGCCGCAGGAACGGCCCCGCTGAACGCGATCATGGCGAATGACACCTACCTCGGCCAGTGGGCGCGAATGTCCAAGGGCACCGAGTCGCTCCCCGGCGTCAAGGTCCAGAATACGCCGATACAGACGAGGAGGATGTAGGCATGAAAACTATGTATGAAGTTCCAAGCTACGGGATAGATATATACAAAATAAACGTCGTGAGCGAGACAGAAAAAACCTACACTATCGAAAAAGATTGGTGCGGGAAATCTTCAACAAGCCGCTTTATGAAAAATGGCCACAATATTTTCGTAACATGGGATGAGGCCAAGGAATTTGTCATCAGGCGGGCAGAGAAAACGCTAGAGTCAAGGAAACGTCAAGTCGTTATAGAAACTGCTAACCTTGAATCCGCCAAAAGTATGACGCCATGATCTTCAACCCCGGCTCCCACGAATACAGTGAGGATGACTGGACGCCGATCCCGTCCGTTACTCAAATACTCAAGGCGGCCGGGGTTGTGGATGACCGATGGTTTACCGCAGAGTCAAGGGACAAAGGGAGCGCGGCACATAAGCTGTGCGAGCGGTACGCGGCGGGCCACCGTGAGGACAAGCACGGCCGCCCGTTGCGCGATCTTCCCTATGTCAACGCCTTCGCGCAGTGGATAGACGACTATCACCCGTGGGCTATCGATACCGAGTGCATGATCTACCACCGGCTGAACGGTATAGCCTACGCGGGCACGTTCGACCTTCGGGCCTTGATCGACGGAAAGCGCGTATTGATCGACCTGAAAACCGGCGTCAAGTCTAAGACCCACGCGGTCCAGCTTGCGGCCTATTCCATGGCTAGGATGGTTGATAAGTCGGGGCGGGTTACAGACAATTTCGTCAACCCATCATTGTGCGCTACGCTGTACCTGAAGGCGGATGAAAAGTACATATATGATCCAATCCCCGGCGCTAGGCTCGTCGAGGCGATACGAGAATTCAAGGAGTATTTATGAGCATAACACGGATGAAAGTAACCGGACGTAAAGGCATGGGCAATATCACGCTGTCATATAAAAATGGCAAGATCACAACTATCGACGCCACTGGCAAGATGGCAGATTTGATAGCCCGTGGCATGGCGCGTGATCTTGACATAGAGAAGATCGAAGCGCCGGAAGATACCAACAATGGAAATTAAACTACCGCCCGAGCTTGAATCCTTGATGGCCGAAGAGATCGCCATGAAGCCGGGAATGGATCGCCGATCCTACGTTCTAGCCGCCATCCGTGACAAGATTTCGCATGACCGTGGATACCGCGAAAGGGCCTCCAGGATGCGTGCGGCCAATCCATCGACGCCGAATACGGACTAGGTGCATATCATCGATAGTTATCGATCCTCTTCGATACTGCGGGGCGATAATCACGCCAGCCTATTCGTACAGTCCCTCGGCGCTCCAGTTGATGTAGCCGTAGCCGGATCTAGCAGCATAGTCGGCAGAAACAGTCTTAACTATTCCGGCTGTCTTCGACCCTGCTGTTGGCAGTGACTGGAACACCAAGAAACCGGATGCAACAATAATCGCAACAGAAGTTGCTTCAAGCGTCTATAAATCTGCGACTAGATTTATAGGCAAAGTTATATTGTACTGTCTGGTAGCAGCACTCGCATTGCCCCCGGCGTCCAGCACCACCGGGAAGGTGATCGCGTACGGGCCGGTGGTTGTAGTGCCCGCATATCTTTTCCTGTACTCTTCACTTGCTACTGCCATTTGATTCCTCCTGTTCGCTTGATCCGGCTATGATGATCGTTTGCAGCAGGTCCTTGTCCATATGATTATCCTTTCGCCGTCGCGACCATTATGTTGATCATGGAATATATCTGCCAAACCCAGTAATCGATACAGTGTAGTCACCAGTCCCTCGGGACGTCGATGACAATAGTGTTATTCCTCCGCATGATGTTGCTGATACCGGATTACTGCTGCCTTTCCCTATCCATGCGAAATTTGACGCTGCAATTATCGACACTTCTGCACATGGCACATTAGCGAATGGTTCCGGCCAATCTCCCAACGATGGATACGTATTATCGATATATATATTTCCAGTAGCGTCATTTATTGCAGATGATATGATAATGTTTTTATGGATGACCATTGTTCCGTCTGACCGCTTTTCGACATGCCCCTCATTATTCTCGTCACCATAGCTCTCGATTATCCCCGCGCCGACTCGGGCGTAGCGCTGGAGGGTGCGTAGCCTAATGTAGTTTGACCCGTCTGCGTATGTTAACAAGATTCTGCCATCGGCTAATTGTTCGACATCTGGGAAATAATTTACTGCACTTGTTACCGGGATAGACGATGACCATGTGGCAAGATCGGCACTTGTGCGCCTATATATATATCCATCAGTTGCATCTTGGTAGGTGCATATAAATGTATTGTTGATCAGCTGTGTTATAGTCGAGAAATAACTTGATGCTGATTCAATTACAATCGGGGTAACCCATGATGCCAGAGTCACACTGGTCGACACTACTACCCGATTGCTTGCATCGCGGTACGTGCAAGCAAACGTCAAATCATGCAATTGAATAAGATTGCTGTAGTAATTGCCCGCAGTGCCTACGGACACAGGAGCTGACCATGTAATCCCGTCGAGGCTTGTTGCCACCTCTACATGCACACCGCCTGAGCTTGTGACATAGCTCGCCGCATATGTACCATCCACAAGTTGTATTACACAGAAATTATAAATAATAGCTAGATCGGTTGGAGTTGCAGAGCTCGACCATGTGACAAGATCATCGCTTGTACGGAATACAAGATCATTGCTTGCATTACGATAAAAACAAACATATGATCCGACATGTAGTTCCAATAGTTGAGGATATTTCCCGCCTGCTGGCTCGATTGGAACGGCGGCAGCCCATGTCACCAAATCGGTGCTTGTCCTGATTGCTATGTCACTGCCTGCATCTTCGTAGACGCAGGCGTAAGTCCCATCAGATAACTGCGTGGTGCGTTGATTAGCCGATGCATTTGCGATGGAGATAGTGGATTCGTCAGACCAATGCGACTCAATGTTAGCCAGCAGCTCGCCGTCGGCTATGACGGCACCACCTACCCCAAGCCTGCCGAGTCTAAATCGCAACTGCTCAGCTGATGCAGGAGTAGTATCAGCAGCATCCAGGATATCAAGCGAGCTGTTTTTAATACGGAGCGCGCGACGATTGACGTCTTGTCCATCATAGGTAGTTATCCCTCCTGTTGCATTGATATCACCTGAAAATAGCGATTGTATGAATGCCGTCTCCGCCGACAGTGCCGTGACAAAAGCAGAGTCGGCCGCGAGGTTGGTAGTGAATGTCGAATTGGCAATCAGGATATCATAGAATCCAGCCTGGGCCGCAAGGACAGAAAACACATCGACGCCGGTTCCTAGATAGTCGGACAATGCTCCATACGGCCCACCGGCTATTCCTCCGGCAGATTCCGCGATGGTAGCCCTTGATATATCCGGCCACGCAAGCGAGAGCATCGCTACGGTAGGGGCGGCTTGTTTATTCCACGTAAACCCGTCCCATACATAGATTCCGCAGAGTGCGGGTGTCGCAGAATAGACGGTTATTATGTCGCCGGTATTCCCTGACGCCGGAATGCTCGCGTATGGATAAGCCCCGAGATATCCTGGTATGCTCGCTGCGGTCAGGGGCGGATTGAAAACGCCATTCCCCGTCACGGTGATATCCCGTATATCGTAATTCGTTGCCCCGCTGACATCGAATACATTTGCCGCAAGTATCCCTGTAGGGATGAAATAGGTTCTATTCCCTTCGCCTATCAGGTTGATGTTGTTCCGCAGCACGATGCTCGCGTGGATATTGTAATCGCCTCGGGATACATAGACCGTCCCGCCCCCTGCATTCGTGAATACGGAGTCGATTGCAGCCTGTATTGTCACATCATCGTTCGCCATTTCTATACCCCATCACAGAAGTAATTGGCCTGTCCAGACCATGACGACGCCGCTACCAGCACGACGTTTCCCCGGTTGTTCAGCCATTGCGCCATGCCAGCGGATACGACCTTCGACCTGGTGCTCGTCGTCTTTGTCCACGCATCCATTGGAGGCATGCAGGTCAACCGTGTGCTCCCGATATCTCCAACGCTTCGGCTAAATCCTATTGACTCTATTTCGACATCGGTACC